GTCCCAAGCCACTCGCTTCGCTGGGTCCCTGAAGGGGGCGATGTACGCGACGCGCGGCCTCGGGAGCTGGCAGTCGAAGGACTTTCGAATGATGTCGTTCACCACGCCAACTGTCTTTCCGGCTCTGCGGTGACAGACAAGGCATGACCAACGCTGGGTGCGTTCGTGGAAAAGGTTGAACGCTTTGCGAGGCGCATAAGGGAGGATTACTTCGGTTGCGCCCATCGCACTACGAAGTTGTGTTCGCCCTCATCCCCAGCGCCTTGAATCTGCTGTAGTTTCGGCACTGACCGGTCTAGCAAGACTTCGCCCACCTTGATTTGGGTCGGAGTAAGTTCCAGTTCGCCCCTGAAGTGCTTCTGGAAGCGATCAACGATTACGGACGCCTGGATCTTCTGGCGCACCATGTCGCTGTGTCGTTTGTTAAGCCTGACGGCCATGGGACTACCCGCCAGCCCCCACGGAGGAGGAGGGAGGACGCGAGGGCTGGCGGTTGAGGGAGGAACAAATGCCTTCGTAGGCGCGGATGCTTGAATTGAGCGCCTTGACTGTGTTCTCCAGCCTGCGGATGTGTTCGCGCAGGATGATCGCTGCTGTGCACTGCTCTGCGGTCTCTACGGCGAACTCGGAGAGTTTCTCAAGGTACTCATGCGCAAGGCGGCGCGTGATGTCGCCGTTATGATTTGCGTGTGCGGTGGAAGCGGCGAAAACGTCTCCCGCCAAACTACAAGCGGGAGCAGGCGAAGAAGTGGCCGCGTTCTCGATCACGTTGAAGCATTGTGACCCTCAGATGCGCGTGTGTGAATGCAGTGCGCTTCCTGTTTCCGGAAGTCCGCTTCCGTAATGTTTCCCGTGGAACAAATACAGCTTGATGGCCGACATTCCCTTGGGCTGTGCGCCGGCCTGAATGTTGAACACTTGCCGAGCAGAGAGCCCGATCTCATCGCCAATCGTCTGAAGCGTGAACTTCTGGCGCAAGTCTTCAACCATGCGTTTCCATTTTTCTTGTTCTTCGCTCATTTGGTTCCTTGAGTAAGTACCGCTACCGCCTCCTCCTCGCTTCTAACGACATGGACCGGCGCTCGTTGCTCCGAGTGCCACTTGACTTGATCGGGCGTCGGCTTTCCGGAGTCCGTCTTTATCTCGATGGCGTACCAATGGCCCCGGAATGAGGCCAGAACGTCGCACACGCCGCGTCCGACCATGTGTAAAGGGGTGACAGCCGCCCCGCACTTGCGCAGCGCCTGGACGATCCTGCGCTGATTGGCGTCGGTTCTAGCGGCTCTCAATCCGGGAACCCTTTGTTATGCGCCTCAAGGGTCGCGAGGATCTCGTCAGCCGCAGCCTTGTTTTGCTTGGCAGCGGTGAGCATGGATGCCAAGCGTTCCGGCGTGTGGCTGCAATGCCGGTCCAAGTCCTTAAGAGCGTTCAGGGCTTGCTGCTGCGAGATGGTGAGGACTGCGAGGTTCATGCCGCTTCGTAGGTATACGAACGCACCGCGCCGGATCTCTTCAGCTTGCCGCTCTTGGTCATGGCCTGCAGCGTCACCGTGGCATGGTTCGGGGTGATCCCCAAGCCCTCGACCACATCGGCGGACTTGATGCTTCCTTTGGCCTTGGCAAGCTCGATGATTTGGTTTTGCCGTTCGCCTCTGCGTACTTTCATGCTGCCTCCTGAAGTTGCGCCAGCCATTGCGGATCGGTCCATTGGACGCCCCGCTCGTTTCCGAAGGCCAGCATTTGGGTAATGAGTTGCGTCATGTCCGGCTTCTCCATGTTCCGGACCCGTCGCTTGTTGACCACCATGAACCCGGCGGCAGGGTTAAAAGGGTTTGGGACCACATGCTGGCCGTGAGCTGCGCCGATCAGCAATCGCTTCCAGTCCTCTTCGTCCATGAGGATGCCGCAGTATTCCGGGATGTCCCGGGCGATGTCCCGCACCATGGCGTGGAAGCGTTTTTTCTGCTCCCAGGAGTTGAGTTCGGTCACGCCGCCGCCCTGTAAAGCCGGCTGCGGTACATGGGGCACTTGCGGGCATGGGCCTGCGGTCGCTGGCTCTGCACATGCCTGACGTACTCAACCCAACCGCGTTTCTGGATCTCGCGGCCAAGGGTTGACCATGCGCTCGGATGCGTGGGCTTTTCCATCCGCTCCCAGAAGTTCCGGAAGCCTTCCACGGTGACGTATTCGTTGGCGCGGAGGAACGATTCAAAGCCTTGAATCGCCCGCTCGAACCATTCCGTGTTGGGCTTGAGTACCTTGACGATTCCGGCGTCTCGAAGCTTTCGGCCAAGGAAAAAGTCAGGCTGGTTCATTCCTCCTCCTTGACGCCAAGTGTCAGCCCGTTTTCCTGAAGCCAAGTCACCTTCACCTGATCCTGGCCGAACGCTTCGCGCATGGCTTTCACAAAGGCGGCACAGATCGGGGCCCGCTTCTGGTTCTCTTCCTTACTCATCCCAGAACCTCATGGCGTAGTGTTCCTCAACGAATTGACGCGAAGACTGGTGAAAGTTCAATCCGAGATTCCCGGTCCAGTTCATGCGTCCCCTTTGCTTGTCCACCCTGAGAATCGCGGAAGGGTCGTGCGCCGGGCGGTCTTTGCGCTTGTCACGCCAGACGATGAAGATGTAATCCGCAATGGAGCCGATGTCGTGGGCTCCTCCGATGTCGTGGACCGACCCAATGGAGTCATCCCCTCCCTTGCCTTCACGCTTTCGCATGTGCGCGACAAGGTGGATCGTCACCCCGGTGTCCTTGGCCGTCGCCTTCAGTTCGGCCATGAACCGCTTCTGCGCGTCGTAGTCCTCGCGGTCCACCTGCAGCATCATTAGCGAATCGACCACGGCTTGCGTGATTCCCAATTCCTTGGCCGCGTACCGGATCACCGCCTGAATGCGGCGGGCGCTCACGCTGCCTTGCTGGTCGTAAAGCCAAAGCTTCCCGAAGATGAAATCCGCGAACTTCTCAAGCTCGGTCGGTCGAGGCGTTTCGGTGGCGCAACCCATCACCGCCATATCCGCCCAGACGTCCACGATCTCCTCCTCCATCGAGCAAACAAGGCATTTCTCCCCTTGCTTGATCGCGTGAAGGTTGAGCTGCTTCAACATCGCGGTCTTGCCGTGATGGGTCCAGCCTGTCCAAACACAAAGCTTCCCGGGGCGGACAAGGACTTTTCCCTGCGCCTTGCCCCATGGGAACGTCAATCCGGGTTCGTGCCCAGGTTCTAGGCAAAGCCGTTCTTTTCCACGTTGGAGCAGCGCCTCTGCCGGCACGATCCGCGACCGCTCGTCAGACTCCATGTACTTCGACCAGTCGATGGCATCGCCTTGGATGACGTGCAGCCGGGCGCGGTCAAGAAACTCCCTTCCCTTGTCAGCGGTTGCCAAGTGCGACCTCCCTCGCTTGCTGAATCCTGACGTGGGCTTCCCAGACCCGCCAAAGGTCTTCGTCTTTCAACTCAACCCCAAGGGCAACATTCGCAGCGGCCACGGCGACGACCATCGATTCGTCAGCAATGGCCTCAAGGACATCCCCCGCCGGAAATGGCCTGCGGATGGGCTGTAATGCGTCCTGAGACGACTTCGGCGGAAACCAAGGGTCCCACCCCATACCCACGGCTGCGACGATCTCAGCGAAGCCACAGCCCGCCCAGCAGCGGCAAAGAATCCGACCGTCGTCGGTTTCGTGAAGGGTCATGGAAGGGCTGCGGTCTTCGTGGGCTGGGCAGCAAGCAATCCAGTTGCTGCGCCCGGTACGCCTCACCTTCTCAAGCCTTGGCAGGATGTCCGCGATCATGCGTCCGCCGTGGGTCTCGCTGACGCCATACCCTTGACGTGGCGCTCATTGCGAACCCAATTCCGCCAAGTCGCTTCCCAATCCGCCTTGACTCCCTTAGTCCCCGGTGCGGCAGTCCAGTGATCGCGGAACCGCTCAAGCGTTACCGTGAGGTCAAGGTCCGGCCTTTCCCCAGAAGCCCACGTCATGAGGTCGGGATTTGGGGTCCAACCTTGCGGCAGGCGTGAGCCACGCGAACGCTGTTTTGTCTCTGTCTCTCTCTCTGTCTCTCTCTCTGTCTCTGGTGCATCATCTTGATGACTGTCTGATATCGGCTTGATATCGTCCTGATACAGCCAGTGAGACAGACCGATACAGGCTTTTTCCACTGCTTTTTCGGTCATTCGCATCCGAAACGCCAATTTCCGAATGTCAGGAAGGTTTCCCTGCTGAAGTTCGTCTTCACTAGCGATCAGCCACAACATGACCAGCACTTTCGCGGAGTCCGCGTCAAGCGCATGCCAGTCCGGGTCGTCCAGAATGTCGCGGTAAAGCTTGATCCATGGGGGACGACGGTCCTTGAAGTGCTGAAACTTTTTCCAATCCTTGACCCTCATGCTTTACGGTCCTCTCGGTTGATCCCCTGCCGGACTTTTCTGCTTCCCCCCTTGTTCTAAGAACAACCCTCGGGCGATTACCGTCATAGACCCCGAGGTATCGCGCTGTTGGCTAGGGGGGAGGACCACAGCGCGGACGGCTTAAGCTGCTTTCGTGATCTGCTCCGCTATCAACTGGCTCAACCCGGCCACGGTCTCCCGTTCCCGGATCGCCCTGAATCTCTCAATGGTTCCGCTCACGGCGCGATTGCCCGTGATTTGCTCGAAGGCGTTGATCTTTTGCGGGGGCAGGTACTTTTCCCCGGACAGCACGTTGCAGAAGTGGCTGGCCGACATGCCGCACAACTCCGCAGCCCGCTTCTGGGTCATGTCCCGGACCCTGCGGTGATCCCAAGCCCAGCGGATGGCGAACTTGACTGCGGCCTCTTCATCGTCACCGAAGGTCCGGAGGATGTCCTCCCTCACTAGATCCGGTGTCCGTAGTAGTCCGATCAGCGGCAGTTCCATTCCATGTACCCCTACGGATTCGACGTAGCGTTACAGGTGCCGACTTCGGCAAAATTTTTGCCATCGAATGCGCCCACAACCTGCTCCATGACCGCAACCCTGGCGTACTCGGCAAGCTGCATTCCGTGCTTTGCGGCTGCGGCTTCCAGTAACGCCTTTTCCGCGTCGTTAAAGCGCAACTTTGTTGCGTTCGATCTGACCAGGGAGGGATCGGCGTACATGAGAAATCTCCTTGTCAGCCCCCTGCGGTGTTCAAGCAGCTTTGTGCTTCGGAGTAAGAGCCCTGGCGTTCGCCTTCAACTTCCCTCGCGTGAGGCGCTCAATATGAAGCTGCCTGAGCGGAGGGATGCCGTTGACCTTCCACTCGGCAACGGAGGGTGGCTGAACGCCGATGGCCCGCGCTGCTGCTGCGGCGGAACCGTAAAAATCAACCAGTTCGTCGTATTGCATGGACCTATCATGAGGTACACCTAATGGCTTTGTCAATAGGTGGACCTACTAGCCAAAGGACGACAATCCGTCCTATGCTTTACGACAGAGAAAAGATCCGCCAGCTCCGGGGGAAGCTCGGGATCTCGATAAACGAACTGGCCCGGAGGTCCGGCATATCGGGGCCATCCATGCACGCCATCGAAACGGGTAAGACGAAGAACATCCGCGCCCAGACGCTACTCAACATAGCGAATGCCTTGGGTGTCCCCATGAGGGAAATCGTCAAGCCCGTGAAAGGCCAGAAGGCCGCTGGCGGTGGCACCACGGAATTAATTGCAGTTTACGAAGAACTGGACGCGAAGAACAAAGCCGCGATCCTGGCTGCTGCCATCGCTCTTGCAGCGCAGCAGAAGAAATCCCCCTAGTTAGTATTTACCCGATAGTCCCATCCTGACGCCCCGACTGTTGGGGCTTGCAAACACTTCCCCGCAAAATGTTAGGTGCACCTATTGACATGATCGTTAGGTGTGCCTTATGCTTCCTCCACATCAACGCATTTCAGGAGGCAGCGATGGACCCGATGTCAGTCAGCCACGAAGAGCGCCGCAGGATCTACGCGAGGCTTGTCCGGGAAGTCCTCGCCGGGATGCAGCCGAACTGCTACGGCAAGTTCAGTGGCCAGCAAATCGCATATGCCAAGGGCCGCGCAACGCAGCGTTTCAACGCGATGGGGCTCTAGCCATGCGCTATTACCCGACCGCACCGCTTGGCGTTGCCCCGGATCGCGGCCTGACTCCGCCGGACGCGCAGGACTGGACCGACGCGGAACTGGACGAGATTGACCGCGAGGCCCATGCCGCCGCGCAAGAGTCGGTCCGCGACTCCGACTGGTGGGACAACGAACTGCAGGGCATCTGTGATACCTCAAAGGCGATCCCCATCGCCATGGCCGAGTGCCGCCGGAACTTCGACGCGGCCTGCAACGGTGACGCGAACGCCCGCGACCTGATCCTCCGGGCGCTCCATGCGGTGTTCAAGGTGGCCGACCGCACGGCCTACGACGACGAGCACGAGAAGCGCATGGACGGGAGGGACGAATGAGGGACGACGACTCCTTCCGCCTGCTCTCTGCCACCGTGGCCGACAGCATCATCGGCGTGTGCGGCCTTCTCGGCGTCCTCTACTGGCTGATCGACGCCATCGTGCGGAGGTTCGCGTGAGCCGCATCCTCGACCCCAAGTTCAAGTACATCCCGGCCGCGAAGACGAACATCGCCAAGACGTTCGCCCGTATTCGCCGGGAACTGGAGAGCGGCAAGCCGCAGCCCACGCCGCCGAACGTGACCAACCTCAAGAGGAAAACCGCATGAACGCAGTCGTGAAACCCATCGAGCCCGTGCAGCTTCCCGCTGTGCAGGCCGACGCAAGCGCCCTGATGAAGATCATCGAGCGGGCCGCATCGGACACCACCTACGACGTGGCGAAGCTGGAGCAGCTTCTCGCCGTGAAGGAGCGGTGGGACGCGCAGGAGGCCAAGAAGGCGTACCACGCAGCCTTCTCCGCGTTCAAGGCCGAGGCCATCACCATCCTGAAGAACAAGCAGGTGACGGACGGCCCGCTGAAGGGCAAGTCCTACGCCGAACTCTTCAGCGTCGTGAAGGCGGTCACCCCGGCCCTGTCCAAGCACGGCCTTTCTCACGCCTGGAAACTGACCAAGGACGAGAAGGACTGGATCGAGGTCACCTGCACCCTGACCCACGTCCTCGGGCACTCGGAGTCCGTGAGCATGGCCGGCCCCCCGGATGCGGGCGGGGCGAAGAACGCCATTCAGGCCCGCGCCTCCACGATCAGCTACCTGGAGCGGTACACCCTGAAGGCGGTCTGCGGGCTGGCCGAAGGTGGCGAGGACAACGACGGCAACGGGGGCGGAGGCTTGGGCGACGGCCCGATTGCCGACCACCTCGCGGCCATCGACTCCGCGGCGGATCAGGACGCCCTGAAGACCGCCTTCCGCACGGCCTACAAGGACGCAGAGACCGCGAAGGACAAGGGGGCGATGCGCCTCTTCACCGAGCACAAGGACGCCCGGAAGAAGGCCCTCGGGGGTGCCAAGTGAAGATCCTCGACCTTCCGCAGGGCAGCCCGGAGTGGCTGGCTGCCCGCGCCGGCCGGGTGACGGCCTCGCGCATCTCGGACGTGATGGCGAAGATCAAGACCGGGGAAGCCGCCGCCCGCCGGGACTACCGGGCGCAGATCGTGGCCGAGATCCTGACCGGCAAGCCCCAGGAGGACGGCTTCGTCAGCGCCGAGATGCAGTGGGGCACCGAGCAGGAGCCCCTTGCCCGCAGCGCCTATGAAATGAAGATGGACGTGCTGGTGGATCAGGTCGGGTTCGTCCTGCACCCGAGCATCGAGCGGGCGGGCGCCTCCCCGGATGGCTACACCGGGAAGGTCGGGCTGGAGATCAAGTGCCCGAAGACGGCCACGCACCTGCAGTACCTCATGGACGGGGTGCCGCCGGCCAAGTACCAGCCGCAGATGCTCTGGCAGATGGCCTGCATGGGCACGGAGGCGGTGGACTTCGTGTCCTTCGATCCGCGGCTGCCGAATGGGATGCAGTTGTTCGTTATCCAGTTCCAGCGCGACGACAAACGCATCGCGGAGATGGAGGCCGAGGTCCTGACGTTCCTCGCCGAGGTCGATGCAATGGTGGCGAAGCTGAAGGGCTTGGCGTGACCTGGCTACAGCCAATCGCCAGAGACTCCAGAGCCCTGCGCCATGCCGCCCGGCTGCGGATCTACAACCGCACCTACTACCACGCCAAGCGCAAGCCGCTGGTGCGCGTCCTGACGCCTGAGCAGAAGGCGCGGAAGGCAAGGCAACGCATGGAGCGGTACTACCGGAACATTGAGCAGGAGCGGGCCTACGCCAGAGCGCAGTACCGCAAGCACCGGGCAAGGTACGCCGAGGCGTCGAGGATCCGGATGCGACGGAGGGCTGCCTGATGGACCGCCACGTCCCTGGAACCCTGCTCAAGCTGCCTGCCGTGCCGAAGGTGAAGAAGCTGCTGGAGATGGCGCGGCACTTTCCCTGCGCCCACTGCAACCGGCAGGACGGGACCGTGGTAGCGGCCCATTGCAATGAGTTGGCCTTGGGCCGTGGCTTCGCCCACAAGACGCCCTCCTACCTCGTCGCGTACCTGTGCCACGAATGCCACGATGCCTGTGACGGTCGCCGCTTCGGCCTGAGCCGTGAGGAGAAGCACGCGATGTGGTGCCGCGCCTACGCGCAGACGGTGAAGTGGTGGTTCGAGAAGGGCCTGGTGGTGGTCGCATGAGCATCCACCTGGAACACGGCGAACGCTACGGACGCCTGACCGTGCTGCGCCTGACGCGGACGAAGCAAGGGACGAAGTACCTCTGCGGCTGCGAGTGCGGGCGCAGGGAGCATTTCAGGGCGAAGGCGCTGATGCGGGCGGATGGGGTGAAGGAGTGCCGTAAGTGCGCCTCGGCCTTCAACCGAGACGCATAAGGAGAGAACATGAAATTCGAGACCAAGAGTTGGTACGACGGCAAAATCCTGTTCTCGCTGGAATGCGAGAGTATGAGAATCTGCCTTCAAGCTGCGGTCAAGAGCGGGGCCAACCTCAGCGGGGCCGACCTCAGCGGGGCCAACCTCAGCAGGGCCGACCTCAGCGGGGCCAACCTCAGCAGGGCCGACCTCAGCGGGGCCGACCTCAGCGGGGCCAACCTCAGCAGGGCCAACCTCAGCAGGGCCAACTCTGCCGCGCAACTCGGACAGCCTGATGGCTGGAATGCCTGGACGTACTACGACGAGAAAAAAGGCATCCAGATTGTGCGAGTCGGCTGCAAGGAATTCGCGATCAAGGAAGGCCGTGCGTACTGGAAAGGGAAGGACAACCGCCGTGAAGTGATGGCTGCACTGGACTACGCCGAGGCCATCGGCAAGGTGCGCGGATGGGCTGCGAAGAAGATCAAGGCTGCGGCGTAGCTAACGCGATGACTGAGAACGCCATGACAAAACCCAATACCCCAGAGAGGCGCACAGTCAAAGGCAAGCGTCCGCAGAAGCCAGTCGAGTGCAGGGGCGGATGTCCAGTACAACAGGTCTGCGACTACTGCCAGTGGGCGCGTGGCGCGAAACGGAAGCGCAAGTGAGCCGCGCTGCCACACCGAGGCGCACATGACCGCCATGCTTCAGATCGTCCGCACCGTCCGCCGCCTGACCGATGGCGAACCAGCCTCAGAGGTCCGCACCGTCGCGGGCTACGTCGTGGAGGCCGGGGTGCCGATCCCGCCCAGCAACAAGGGCCGAATGAAGGGGAAGCTGTCCCGTGCCCTCGACGCGCTGGCCGTGGGCGAATCGCTGGTCAATCCGGGCGGTGGCCGGGTCAACGCGAGGACGAAGGCCATGCTTCGCCCCAAGGAGTTCACGGAGCGGAAGCTGGCGAAGGGCTACCGGGTCTGGAGGGTCAAGTGAGCCAGTCAACCGCATAGAGACGATGATCGTGCTACTCGATACCTCCCACGACCTGACCACCTGCGCCTCTGAACTAGGGTGCGAGGTCGGAACCCTTTTGACCCCGCTTACCAGATACCGCCTGCGGGAGCCTGAAAGGCCGTGGGCCATCGACAACGGGGCATTCGCCCGTTTCGAGCGAAAGGCGTTTGAAGCCCTGCTCAAGCGCGAGGAACACCACCGGGAGCAGTGCCTGTTCGTAACCGCCCCGGATGTCGTCGGGTCAGCTCAGAGAACGCTGGAACTGTTCCGCCTTTGGAAGCCGAGACTCGCGGGCTGGAAGGTGGCCCTAGCCTGTCAGGACGGGCAGGAAAGCCTGCCGATTCCTTGGGATGAGATTGACGCCATCTTCATCGGCGGGTCCACGACTTGGAAACTTTCCAAGCACGCCGCCGACATCGTGCGAGTGGCTAAGGATCACTTCGGGAAGTGGGTTCACATCGGTAGGGTGAACGATCCCGGACGCTACCAGGGGTTTGCGGAGATGGGGGCCGACTCCTGCGACGGGACCGGGCTCGCTAGGTACACGCACATGAGACAGGCCATTGGAGAACGCGACAAACAAGGGAGCTTGCTATGCGCTACATGATTTGTACTTACATCGCCGCGATGGTCACGGCGAACCTGCTGGTTTGGTGGCTGGGACCGTGGTTCAGCCCCATCAACGCCTTCCTACTGATCGGGCTTGACCTGACCCTGCGGGACGTGATGCACGACCGCCTTACCCGCTGGCAGATGCTGTCTGTTGTCCTGGCCGGGGGCCTCATCACCTGGGGTCTTAACCCGGGAGCCGCAAAGATCGCCTTGGCGTCCGCTGCGGCATTCACCGCCTCGGCCTGCGCCGATTGGCTGGCTTACACCGTGCTGCGCGGGCAGAAGTGGTTGGTACGGTCAAACGGGTCCAACGTGATCGGGGCGGCGGTGGATAGTCTCCTATTCCCCACGCTGGCCTTTGGATCGTTCCTGCCGCACATCGTCGCCATGCAGTTTGCGGCAAAGGCCGGAGGTGGGGCGATCTGGTCGGTCCTTCTTAAGCGAAGAGCAACAGGAGTTACTCAATGACGTTTGAGTGGAACTTAATCAGCATCGTTTGCCTGTTCGTTTTTGCTGGCCTGTTTGGGTGGTGGTTGCCGCAGCAGACATTTGGACTGCGAGCCGGCCCCGGTCCCTGGTGCGATTGCGAACAGTGCCGCGAAGAGTGGGGTGAATGATGCGCCAGTCTTGAGCAGCACGCCGCATTCCAACAAGGAGAACGATATGAGCAACTACGTAGACCATGCCCGACGCGAGCTTGCGGCCATCGGCATCAAGCCGCAGCCGGGTAAGCCCATCATCCAGAAGATGGTCGCTGAGGACGTGCTGGAGCTTCTGGAGGTGTTCTCGAAGCAGGGCCACTCCGGTTCGTCCGCGCCGTACATAGCCGGTCTGTTCCACAAGTTGGCTCTGTTCGAGCCTCTCGGGCCACTGACCGGCAAGGACGATGAGTGGATGGAGGTTGCCGAAGGACTATTCCAGAACGTGCGCTGCTCGCATGTGTTCAAGGAGAACGGCATCGCCTACGACATCGAAGGGCGCATCTTCCGAGACCCTGACGGCTCCTGCTTTACCAACCGCGACAGCCGCGTGCCTGTGACGTTCCCATACACGCCGACGCGCGAGTACGTGGATCGCCCATGAAATCACGCGCATCCAAAGAACGTGAAGATTGGGTCGATCCTTTGTGGCAGGAGGTTCTTGACCTGCTGCACTCCGAGGAACTGGCGGAGCGCCTGGACGAGGATGACACCGGAGAGGACACGAACGTGGAGGACAGCCATGCCCGCTAACGATCAGCCCGAATCGCGCAAGGGCGAAAGCTTGGAGCCCGCTGAACTGGCCGCGTGGCTGCGGAAGCAGGCCAAGGATGCCGATCTGGAAATGATGTTCGGCACCGCTGACAGGTTCCGGGCGGCTGCGGACCTGCTCACGCGGTCGGAGACAGGGCCGACGCTGCCGCCCTTCGATGACGAGATGATCGCCATCCTCGGAAGGCCCAATTTTGCCTGCGTGGATATTGCCCGCATCCTTCGGGCGTCAGGCTGGAAGATCGCTGAAAAGTCCGAAGCCGAGCAGGCGGCCTGCCTCTATTTCATGCTCACGCTGCGCCTCAAGCACGGCGAAGGATGGCGCGAGAAGGGCGACGAAGAACTGAGCGCGATGCTCAAGACTGCGCAGTCTGAGAGGGGAGGCGAAGCATGAGGCTCGCGTGGCACCGCTTCAAGGTCGTCCTGTGCGTCCTCATCTTCGGTCCGCCGATTGCCTTCATCGGCATCGCCGCGTTGTCGGCGGAAGCCGCGAGCACGTTCTTCGACGGGATGAAGGACTTTTTCAAAGAGGTCCGCGCCGACTGGCACAACGGACCGAGCGATGGCAGTGATAAGGGAGGCTGACGCATGAAACCGATTGACGCAAAGAGCAACGCGCAAATCTGCAAACTGAAGCGTGACAACGTGTCCACCGCTGGCTTCTGGTTGCTGATTGACGGACCAAACGTGACGCTGGCAAAGCAGAAGGTGGGCGAGTCCGCAGAACAAATGCTGTCCATTCCTCGGTCGCAGTTCGACAAGCTGGCCCGGTGGTACGTCACTGGCAAGATGACGGCGGCAAAACGTCGCCGTGGCGAGGGGCCGCGTGATGCCTAGCCTCGGAACCGACAACTACGCCGAGCGCGTCAAGCGAATCAACGCACGTAAGGCCAAGCTGCGCCGCCTCGGGATCAAGGAGGGAACAACCAAATGGGACAGGCTCCTGTACAGGGGGAAGCGATGAATACGCCGGGAGACAAGCAGCGCCAAAACCTGATCGCAGACCTGCGCGGTCGGTTCCTGATGAGGGAAGGCGAACTTTGGGAGGATGTTGGTGACGCTCTCATAGCGTACTCCACCGACAACGAGAAGGCGCGCTGGATTCCGGTGACACAAGGCGAGTTTGAAGTGCTCGCCTCCTCTTCGTGCGCGGCGAGCGATGCCGTGTACGTTTGCCGACGCCCGGGCTGCCACGCGATCCTTCCCGCGCCGCGACAGTCGGACGCTGACACGATTTTGGAGAACGCCGCCAAGATATGTGACCACTTTGCCACCGGGCAGAGTGACGTAAGCGCGGAATTTGCGATGGGCATTGAGCATGGTGCGAGGAAGTGTGCCAACGCGATCCGCAACCTGATAACGTCGCCAGTCCCCGAGTCCGCGCCAACCCGCGACTACTGCGAGTCCTGCGGCTACACCGACAGCCACGA